ATTGAACATTTTGGCAAGCTTCACCGGCAAATTTCCGAAATTGGCTCCATGATGACCCGCTCCTATGATGCGGGCATTTCGACCAAGTTCAATGCGGACTTCAAAGGCACATACGCCAGCGCCAACGGCGAGATAATGACGAGTGATTACACCGTCCGCGCCCGCTCCCGAACGGTTGCGAAGGATACCCCCCAAGGCAAGGCGATTGTCCGAACCTTTCAAAACAATGTCGTTGGAGATGACCCGTTCAAGCTGGACATGCGTTTTGGAAAGTGGGTAAACGTGAAGAACGAGGAAACCGGAAAGATGGAGGAACAGTTCATCGAGAACACGGAGATTAACCGTGCGGTGGAAACCGAATGGGAGATATTCGGACAACCGGAGAACTTTACGGTTAAAGGGGATATGTCACGCATGGAGACATGGCGCATCATGGAGGCCGGGACTGTGCGCGACGGCTTTATTCTCGCCCGCCATCAGAAGGGTTTCCCGTACAATCCATACGGTTACGCGATTGAGATTTTGGAGTGTGATCGGCTGATGTCGCAATACATGGGGAAAGCTGACAATGGAAATCCGATACGGTTTTCGATTGAGTACGACAAGCATTGGAATCGCCCGGTTGCGTATTGGATTTTGACCCGTCATCCGGGGGACATTTTTGGACAAGCGACAATGGCCGGCATGGCTGGTCAACCGCAGGAGCAACAGCTTTTCCGCGAGCGCATTCCGGCAGAGCAAATCATACTGTTCAACAACTTGCGGGACCGGGCCGAGCAGGACATTGGATTTACGGAACTTGACGCATCGGTTCAATCGCTTTGGCGGCTGTTTCAATACGAGAAGTCACTTACTTACGCGGCGATTTCATCCTGCATGAAGCCGTTTTGGTTGAAGAAGAATTTTCCCACCGGGATGCAATTCACGGCTGATGATGTTGCCGGATATTTGGCGCGGTTGAATGACGGTGTTGGAGGTGGTGCAGGTGCCCCGGTTGATGGTGGATCGTCAAAAGATGCCGGGGATGTTCAGCGGCAGCAGGGACTCATGCAGCGGGTATCAACCGACGTTCCAGGCGCGACGTTGGACTTGGATTATGGACTGGAACTGATGCAGACAGATCCAAAATTTCCGATTGAGGCGGCGCACGAGTTTCGGCAGGACAACCAGCGCGATATTGCGGTTGCGTCTGGTGTTTCGTATCAGGACGTTTCCGGCGACTTTCAAAACCTTGGATTTGCGGCGGCCTTGATGTGCCAAACTCCAAAACAGGATTATTGCAAAATCCGGCAGCGCAATTTCATTGACCATCCGGTTAGAAAAACGTTTCGTGAATGGCTTCGCAATGCGATTTTGTCTGGTATTTTTGAGCGCAAATATGGCGTGCAAATGGAGCTTACCCGGCTTGAGGATTACGTGCAGTCGGCGAAATGGAAAGGCAAGCGATGGGCTTTTGTCAACCCGCTGGTGCAGGCGCAAACGCTTATCATCCTGATGGAAGCGAACATCATTTCCCCGCAACAGGTGCAGGACCAGTTGCCAGACGGGGTGCCGGTTGAGACGCTTTATACGCTGATCGCGGAGGCCAAAGCGGAGGCCAAGAAGCGCGGGATTCAGGTGGACACGTTTGACGTGACGCGGCCCACCATCAGCAAGGGCGAGCCGGGACAAACCGTGCCCGACCCCCTGGACGATGGGGACAACGCGCAACCCACACCAAAGACCAAGCCCGGAAATCCGGTACGTTCAAAAAAAGCCCGCATTTCACCAGAAGTCCTCGCTTTGATTGACCAGCAAGGCGACGGAAGGAACGGCGGAAAGCATTGAAAAATGAAACCGTTTTCTGTGCATACATCGCTGATGGCAGCTTATGAAAAGCTGATCGGCGGCGGGGATGTGCTTGGTTTGGCCACATTGACCTTTACGGAAGCGCAAGGATGTCCCGTGGTGCCGGTCACGCACACGGAGATTGTGACTGACTTTGTGCTGATGAACGGACTTTCCCCAAAGACGTTTGTTGAGCGTGCGGAATGGCGTGCATTGTTGATCAATTTTACCCCAACGAAAGGCTTGAAGGTGTTGCTTACCGTATCACAGGGAGGCAAGGTTTTTCCGATGCGATTATGGGAGGGGGGACTAGAGGCGGGCGGGGAGATTTGGCGATTTAGGCTCTGTGACGTTAACTTTGCGGGATGATTTTGGGGTGGCGGTTGGAAGTGTCAGGCTGAACCCTTGATGTTTAAGCCCCAAGCGCCAGCCGCCGCCTTTTTGACTATTGGCCGTTTTGTAGCATGGCCAAAGTCATCAAATCAAAAAAGGGCGCATTAGAATCCGAATCCCGTTATCGGTATGCGCAAGTTGAGGCAAATTCTGCCGACGAAAAGAAACGCACGCTACAAGTGGCGTTTTCTTCTGAATTTCCGGTTGAACGCACCGCCAGCGCCCGCGACGAAAAGCTGGGGATTGCCAAGCGGGGTGAGGAATACCTGGAATTGCTTTCGCACAACGAGGGTGACTATGACATCTCCGCCCTGAATGCCCCCGGTGCCTTCGTGGACGAGCATGACACTCGGGCGCACATTGGGCCAGTGACAAGAGCGGAGGTTTCCGCAGACAAAAGGGGACGCGCAGTTATCGGTTTTGACGGTGCTTCCGAACTCTCCAAAGTGCGTTTTAATCAAATGAGCGGCACTAGTCCGTCTCGTCCGCACATATCGTTCGATTATAAAATTTCACGCTTTATTTCCGATGAAGTATTGTCCGATGGAAGGACTGCAAAGCGGGTTGCGTGGAAAGCTCTGGGGGAGATTTCGTCAGTTGCAGAGCCGGCTGATTATAACGCTGGCGTGAGCCGTTCCGCCGGCAATGAATACTGCCATTGTACCCGTTGCGGTGGGATGTTTGAGCGTGCGGAATTGGATGACGATTTTCGTTGTGAAGATTGCGGCCCGGTCGCCCGGCATTTGAAGGAAAACAATTCCAAGGTGACACGCGATGCTGCCGACAAGGTGACGCTTTCAGAACTGGCCTGCCAAGTTGATAGCGCAGTTTCCAAAGACCCCCGCTTTCACGGCAAGGGGACGGATGGTGAGCCGATGGGATGGACTTCGATAAGAGACTTGTTCTATGACGAGGAAGCAAAGACCTGGAGCGCGGTTGTTTACTGCGGGACCGATGGTAAGACCTATGAAGTCGGTTTTACGGTTGCCGACAATGTTGTGACTCTTGGCGAGTCGGTTGAAGTTGAGCCGAAGGTCACTTACGAGCCGGTTGCCGACGATGACGATGAGCGCAAAAAAGAGGCTGGCAAAACCCGCTCCGAGACACCTTCCCCCGCCCCGACAGTTGACTCTCCGAAATTGGCAACAGGCGATAACAAGCCGGAAAATTTAACACGAACCAACAACATTATGGCCGACACACCGACTAACACGATTGACGAGAAGCAAATTCGCTCTGCCGAACGCGCTGCCGTCGAAAACGAGTTCAAGACCCGTTCCGCAAAAGTGGATGCCCGCAACAAGGAGATTCACGCCCGCGCCAACGAGTTTGTCAAGCAGTACGGCCAGAATTGGGCCGGTAATCCCGGTGAAGTGGTGGTTGTGGGCGAGCGCATTCGCGCCTTTGAAAGCGAGGCTTGCAGCCAGCCCGCCGATGCCAGCGACTCCGAGGTCCGCATGGAGTTCACCCGCAAGGCCGATGAACTTTGCCGCAGCTCCCGCCCTCCGAAGAATCAGCAGGAGGCGGCTATCATGCCCAACGAAGTGGCCAGCCGTTGCTCACTCCGCCGGCTGTACAACGAAGGCATTCGCGCTGCCGACCGTGGCCAGCGTTCGCAGATGTTCATGCTTACCGACGGTGCCGAAGCCGAGGCCCACAAGGAGATTCACAATCGCGCCAAGGACTTCCCCGGTGGCACGAGCGGCCTTGGTCAGGGCATGGTGCTTCCGCTGAACATGCCTTCCGGTATTCGCCGGAACAGTTCGAGCAATGGTCGCGTGACCCGTGATGCTCTCGCTGGCGATTTCGCTACTGCGGGCGCATTGATTGCCCCCGAGTTCATTTGGCCGACCATTGAACTGTTGCGCAATTTGCCTGCGCTGGCTCGCTCTGGAATGACGATGATTACAGGCGTTATGGGCGATTTGGTGTTGCCCCGCCAGGAAGCCGCAACCACGGTTCAGAGCATTGCGGAAGGTGCCCAGCTTACGGCGTATGACCAAGCTCTTGGTCAAATCAAAATGTCCCCCAACCGTGTCGGTTCCCGTCAGAACTACTCTCGGCTGGCGTTGCTGCAAACCACGCCCGATTTCGAGGCGATGGTCATGCGGGATCATCTCGCGCAAATCGCGCTGTACATTGACGAAATGGGATTGAATGGTCAGGGCGGGACTCAGCCTTTGGGCATCCTGAACCAGCTTGGTATCGGTTCCGTTTATTTCGGCGGTTCGGCGGCGAGTGCCTACAAGAACGCGATTGCGATGGAAACGGCCATCCGTTCGGCGAACATTTACGACCCGGTTTCGTTCATCACGACCAGCAAGGTGCGCGGCCAGTTGCGCGTCACCCCCGCGACACTCACCGGCTCCACGGTGGTATCGGGCCAGACCAATGCGATTTGGACTGACGCCGAAGGTTCGGACGATGGGCTTTGCATTGGGCGTTCTGCGGTGGACAGCCAACAGGTTCCGAATGACATCCTCGTCGCCTTGGTTGGCCGGCATTTGGTCATGGCGCAATGGGGTGGCTTGGCGGTTACGCTCGATACGATGACCCGCGCCGACTACGACGAGTACAAATTGAGCATCAACACGTATGTTGATTTTGCTCTGCGGCACGCGCAGGCGGTGGTTCGCAGCGCGGACTCTCTGGCGGTTCTTTCCTAACCGACACTGAACAACCAAACGCATAACGAATAACGCTTAACGAATCTCGAAAATATGAAATTCACAAAAATCATCCTTACCGCTGTTGCGGTTGCAACCATCGGCGCTCAATCCTTCGCGGCTACCATCGGTTTTGACGCCTATGCCGCGCTCCGAACCGTGTTGCCTTCGACCACTCCAACGGCGATTGCTGCGGCCAACGGTGCCGGCGGCATCACCAATGGACCGATTGACACGCTCAACTGGATCGGCGACGGCAAGATTGATGCCTTCGCCTATACCAACGCGCAGCTTAACACCGTCAAGCTGACCGTCAATGGCTCGCCGGATTGTACCAACTGGACTCAAGTTACCACGCTGTCCTTGGCTGGCGCTTCCTCACTGAACATCACGAACAGCTATTTGCTGTCGGGTGGTTCTTATTTCTACAACACGAACTTTTTCGTTACCGATTATTACCTGTATCCGTTTACGGTAACGACTCCGGTTGCGTCCGCTTCGCTGTTCAACACCCCTTATGCGTATGAAAATCCGTTTACGAATGGTACGGTTACTCTGTCTGGTAATGGTGTGACCGAAGTTGGTTTTCACGGATACAACCTGCCGCGCTACCTGCAATTGGTTTGGCAGGCGAGCGGTACCGGGACAACGAACGTCATCACGTTCTCCACCATCACCGTGCCGACGACGAATGTTCAACCGTAATTCACCCAACCTGACCTGACAATCTGACAAAACTATGAAACTAATCGCAAAAAAAGACTTCGCCAACGTCAAATCGCTTGGGTTGAAAGATTTGAAAATCCCGACCCATATTCCGAAGGGGACACGGTTCTCTGTCGGGACCACGGAAATCTGGGACGACTTGACCGAGGCTGAAAAACGCACCGTCGCGCAGCTTGTCACCAGCAAATCGGTGGTGGAGGACAACGACGCCAACAAGGCGGTTGTGGCCAAGATTGATGCCGAGGTCAAGGCCGAAGCGGTTGCCGCCGCCCAGGCTGTCAAAGCCCCCACGATGCCCGAACTGGTTGCGTCTGCGGTTGCTGGTGCGCTGGCCGAAGCTGGCCTTATCAAGAGCAAGTAAGCCAATCCTGAATTGAGCAAACCGCCGATGGACTTAACCATCGGCGGTTTTTAATTTGACACATTCCCCTTTGCGACGACTGCCTACGGTGCCACCAAATTCACGGCGCAAAAATGCGCTACTCTTAAATTAAACCGCTCTGGCAGTCGCCTTTTTATTCTTCTTCGATAGCTGATTTGCGAGTCGAGCGACGATTATAATTCCCCCGGTTTCAATTTTGCGCCCGATCAATTCCCCATACAGCGCCTTGGCCTGATGAAGCGTATCAGGATTACGCCGCATCTTGAGCATTTCCTCGATTTGCTCCAAGATTCCCCACCGGGCGGCGGAATAATGGCCGGCCAATTCCCCACGCAGCCATGATTCGATTTCCCCAAGCGGCTGTCGGCTGGATTCCCCACGGTGGAAGTATGCGGCATTGCGCTCCTCGTTTTTAACTGCGACCTCGATTTCGGGCCATGATTTGTCCCTGAAAGTGAAGATCATCCTTTCCATCAAATCATCGGCAATGCGACCGCTAGACCTGTGGGCGTCACGGAAGGCGAGCGTTATGAGCAAATTGAGGACGTCCGGCGTGAACCTCAAGGCGAGTTCTTGCGCGATTTCCTTTTTCTGTGTTTTCCAAGTGGTATTCATGCGTTTAAAGTATCATTGCCGCGCGCTGGCTGGCGCTGGGACGGTTTTGGGAGCTTGGATGACGATTTACCTATCCGCAAGATCTTGAATCGCTCCAAGCAGACAAAAGAGCGCATAAATCGAGCTTGCACCGGTATGCGCTCCATTTTTGTTTGGTTTTTGGCTTTTTGGTTTTGCTTTTCATAAAATCAGGTTTTACGGAACTCTGCAACCACGGCTTTTGCTGCCAGGATGTAGCCTCGGGCCGCGCCACGGAGAAATGAGTTGTGGCCATCCTCGCGTGAGCGACGGAGGGACCACGCGGCTTCGTTGGCTAATTTCCGAACGAGCTTTTTGATTCTGGGAGTCATGGATGGTTTTCCAGTTTGGCAAGTGCAATTCTGGCGGCGTCCATGTCATCCAGCGTGACCGCCCAAATGTCAGTAATCAGGCCGAATCTCCGCGTTTGCTAGGATGATTTTGACTGCTTCCGCGAATTCCAAAAGCGCGGCGTGCTGGTTGACGGATTCGATTAAAAAAGCAGCGTTGAAGTCGCTGGTTTCCTCGCCAATCGGTTGCATTCCGGTGTCAGGGTTGTCGTAGATTTGAGCGATGATTTCGCCCTCGTCAGATGTAACCAATCCTTGCGAATTTACTTCCCAAGGCGTCGGCGTGTGTTTCATTTCGTTGTTCATGTTTTTAGCGTTTGAAAAATGCGTCAAAGTCCGCATATTTTACACTTGCATTTGTCTTTTGCCAGCCGGTTTGTGCGCGGGTTTTTCCAATGCTCAGATTTCAGATAAACGTCTCGGTAATAGTCCATAAAACATTCGCCGGGTTGCCAGACTCGCAATGCAGAATCACAAGCCCCGAAACTCGCGTTTCGACCGGGAGAACCAAAACTGGCTATTTCAGGTTCAATGCCGCTGCTTTGGCAAAATCGAACGCTGCCAAACGTTCCAGGCTCTTTTCGCTGCCGTCATTCGGAAACTCGTTTTCATTGGATTTCAAAATGCCGATTTTTTCCCATTCGGGAAGCGAATGGAACAG